TAGACAAAATATTATTGCATATAAATGTTTCATATTAACCTCTCAATCGTCTTTGACTATCCATGTATAAAGGACCCTGCCATTGTATATAATAGTTACCTTCTAAAACATTTCCTCTTGCTGAGTTTAAAGCAGGTTTGTTGTAACCCGCAGCTTTGAAGATATCACCTTTCTTGAATTTAGCATTATCGTGAATATTAACAAATGCAAACACACCTGTGTCATGCACAATCTTAATATATTTTTGTCCAGCTTTTACTTTGATCTTGTCATCCCAACCATCAACTTGTTCTTTTGAATAACCTGATAACTCTTTACCACCAACAGTTGACATCTTAATGTAGTCTTCTTTGGCACCTGCCATCATGTTATCGATACCTCTGAATAGTGTATCTGCTGTTTTCTCTACTTTTATCATATTAACCTCTCTTTGTTTATATACTCATAATATCAAAACTAGGGTATATTGTCAAGGTTATTATTCGAAAAAAGCACTCTGAAAATGTGTTGATTTTCCTACGTTTCCTATAAGTTGTATATTCCAAGATACAGATGTTCTAGTTTTGTTCCCTTGTAGAGCAGGTACCCAATGATATAACCAACTAGGAAATAGATAGATTCGATTCGTTTTTGCCGTGTATTGTAATACTGTTGCGTTATCTACACTAGATTTACTTGACGGCACAATTACATTTGCTTGAACTTTTGGGTCTGCAAAACATATACCAGAAGTTTGCTCTGCGTCTGCATACCATACACCAGACCATACGTTATTGCTATGTGTATGTGGTGGATGATACTCACCTGGTTTTAAATGATTTGCCCACATGTCAGTAATACGAATATCATCAAACTCGTATTGTAATCTATCTCTAATTACTTCTTTGTTTGCTTCAATTATGTATTCTGCAAACTGTTTAAAATTTTCTGATTTGTGTAAGTCTGGTTTTGATTGCCAGTTATTTACTTTTTCTTTTGTACCATCAATTTTTAAAATATAAGTTTTATCATTATCGTATTGTTTATTAATAACTGATAATAACTCATCGTGATATGGATAAAAATTATCGCATGAAAAAATGTGTGTAGGGAATATTCTTTGATGTTGAAGTCTACCTGTACAATATGTCATTACATAATCCACGTCATTACGCTGTATCGATTTCCTTTTGTAACTTTTTTTACTTCATGATCAAACATGAAATTGCTAGGGAATACAATTGCTGAACCCTGCTTGATTTTTGGTTTGTATGTTTCATCACACATTACAAATTCACCACCTTCATAGTTGTCGTTTAAAAATATTAAAGAAGTTAAGTGAGGGTATCCATATTGTTGACCATGACTTTTGTAAATATTATCTACATGGTTTCTCATGAAGCCACCCTCTGTATAATGATTTAATCTAAAAGCTGTGTATGCAACTGGTGTTATACGAGTATGTTTTTTTATATACTCATCTACACCACGCTTAAAAGCTTTTGATAACACATCATAGTATTGATCTTTTGGTGTAATCCAATACTCTTTCATACTAACACTATTATTACCAGTATTTTTTGTATTAGATGAAAAGGTTGAAGTATCCCATAATGCGTTTTGTTCAAAATAAGATATCAAAGTATTACAAGTTTTGCTATCTAATTTATTTTCATAAGTTTCAATATAATCTGTTTTGTTCATTATGAATTTGGATTTACAAAGTCATCATTCCAATTAAAAGCTTCTTTAACAACTTCTTTACTTAATCCTTTGTAAACTTGATGTAGTTTTTTATCTTTAGCTGCGATAACAAGTCTTGCTTCTGACTCATGCAATCCCTCTAGCATTTGAATAAACATATTCTCTTTTTTAACTTTAGGCGTATCGTTATCTGCACCTTCAATAAAGTGATATAGTTTCTTTGCTTCAATCGCTAGTCTTGTATGATCTGTACCAGCAGGTGCATCGTTTGGCATGAAAGGAACATCACCACTAGGCATTGCCCATTTTATTTTAGGGTCGAAAGATGATTTGATAATCATTCTTAAAGATGCGTTGTTATGATCTCTAAGTATTTTAACTTTTTGAGATTTTGTTTTTGCTTTATGTACCTTGTCTAAAACCTCAGAGAATAATAGTGTTGCTGAACTATTATCTACGACCTGGCCCATATTATTTGTTATTGGTTCTCTTGACATTAAAAGTCTCCTATTGATTCTCTTAACTCTTTTAATCTATTTTGAATAAAGTAAGTTAACATTTTGCTTTTGTCGCCACATTTGGCTTCTTGAAAAGTGGTTTTAATATTTTGATAGAGTTCACTTGGTATACATTCTAAGTCAATGAGATTTTTATTACGTTCATAATTACGTATAATATTATCATTAACAATCTTACCTGTAAAATCGCCATCTTTCCACGCTTCAATTTTTTTCTTTGTTAAAGGTTTTTGTCTTAGACCTTCTACAAATACATCATCGTTAGACAATACATTTGGAACACCATCAGACGGGTCACCTTTTAGTATATGTACTTTTATATAGTCGTTAGGGTCTTCACCATTTACGTGTTTTTTTAGTATTGGACTATATTGTTTTACATTAGAAAATTTTTGTAGTTGTATGAAATCCTTGTCACCAGACACAATCATGATTTGCTCGTTAGGATATTCTTTTACTAAAGTTGCAATTACATCATCTGCTTCTGCACCATGCACTTCAATATTTTTATATGGAAAATAGTCTTTTAGTTCTTGTTTAATTTTATTTAAACAATTAAAAATAGACTCCCAATCTTTGCCATCTTTATCTCTAGCTTTTCGTCTATTCTTTTTGTAGTGAGGAAAATAATCTCTACGCCAATAATGTTTTGAATCCCATGCTAAAACTATTTCACCATAGTCTTTTACAAATTGAGTTCTATACATTCGTACAGAATTCAAAATCATATGTCGTACCATATTTTCATCTACAGTATTCGACTTTTCCATATTCAATTGCATCATCAAACTAGCAACACTAATTTGATTCATGTCAAGAATGATCATATCACCTACCTAATTTTTTACTTCGTCCTATCGGTAACTTGACAGCACGATTAATTTCATTTCCTCTTTTATTTATATACTCTATATTAATGGATTTATTTTCTTTTAAATCTAGTTTATTTTGTATTGTTTTTACTGCTCTTTTGAAACCTAATGCTTCAATTTTTTCAGAAAAACCAGAGTCATTATAGAAGTGATATTCTTTATTTTTTGCCATAAATGTCTTTCAATATTCTTTTTATTATTTTTATATCTAAGACATTATAATTTAAAGTGGTTGAATTGTCAAGGGTTGTATTCACCATGATTGCATTAATAAAATCTTGTAAAGGATGTGTATATCCTTTAGTTTTCATTATATAACTTTTTATTGTTTCATTGATAAAAGGAAGATATTTTTGAAAGTCTTTATCTGCGAGATCAACCTTATTATCACTCAACGATTGTATCATCTTAACACATATCGCTTCTGTTAGTTCCTCGCCAAACACAAAGTCTGCTGCCATTTTCTCTTTTTTTGCCCAATCTGTAGAGGCATTAGCTGCTCTCTTCTTCATAGTCTCTGTAAGAGTCCATGGTCCTTTTATGATGTTGGTTGATTTTTTAATATCCTCTTTCATTGAATATTTTTTGTCTTTCTCTTTTCCACCTTTGAATACCTTGTTTTTTTCTTAGTCTTTTTTTCTCTGATGGCTTTTGGAAGTATTGTTTATCTTTGTACTCTTGCAATATACCAGATTCTTTTACAATTCTTTTGAATTTTTTCATTGCCTTCATTAAGTCTTCTGGTTTATCACCACGTACTGTTACTTTTAATCCCTCATCTTTTGGAAACTTTTTAAACTCTTTTTTCTTAAAAGGTTTATTAAAATTATTAAAACTTTTAAATTGTCTTCGTGGTTTTGATTGTTCTTGTCTCAAGAGACCTCCTATTTGTTTTTGTTAATTAATTCTTGATTAGCTGCGTTAAAAGCATTTATCATAAAATCATTTAGTACTGTATCTAACTTATCTGATTTGATATGTACTTTTTTATTTAAATTATCCTCTAATAATTCTGTTGCAACTTTTAAATCTTCTATAGAAGATTGAATATCATTTAATTTATTTACAACCAATATTGAAGCTGTAGATGTTATAATCAATAATGTTATTACAACTCCTATTAAAAAGTTTTTCATATTATTTCCACCATTCATTTGCTTGTTCAATTGCAATATCAACATCTGAATCATCTTTTGTTGATACTTCTTTTATCTGATCGAAATAACACCAATTAGAACCACCAAATGTTACTGCACCTGTGTATCCTAAATCAGTATCATATTCTTTTGCACTTAAAGAATTATCATCTTCAGCTGCGATATCTTCTTTTCTAATTGCGATACCAATATTGTTTAGTTCACCTGTTCTACCTTTTTCGTCTGTAATTATATCACCTAATTTAATTTGCATTATAACCTCCCTTTAGTTCTTTGTCAATCAAATTTTCACATATTATTTCATGTAAAGTTTTTCCTTTAGAAAATAGTTTTTTCTTTGCAATGGCAATCCTCTCTTCTATTCTCTTTATACTTTCAATCTCTTCTAATCCGATATTTGTTGCGAAATTAGAAATGTCTTGTTTTGATAGTGTTTTCATTATATTGCGTACTCCTCAATATCTTGTCCGTCTTGAGCAAGTGCATCTGCAAGATAATAATCCTCTTCACTAATTATATCATTTTCATCTGACAATACTTCTAAATTCTTGTCAAATATCTCTTCGTTCTTTGTTTTGTCATTTACAGAAAATTTAGACATATATAAATCCCCTAAAAATGATTTGTTTGTTTTTTTGTTTTTCATAATAACCTCTCTTACTCCTATAATCTAACAGGTATAGAGGGTATTGTCAACCATTAAAAAACGTTGATTTTACTGTATTTTTGGGGGGTATCTTACTATGGAAAGGGGTTAAAATACCCGCTAGCGTGTCGCTGAGCGTGTCTATTTTTAGTGATTCTTTGATTATAGTCCTAATCTACGTCTTTTTTGTTTATTTAAAGATGATTTGTGATATCTTTTTTTCTTACTACCTATAGTTGTTTTCTTAGGTGCTGATTTTCTATAATCTTGAGTGTTGCCGTATAGTCCTTTTGCCATGACCTATTTATATGAGATCAAAAGTACCTAATACCATACAGACCAAAATATAACACATGTAAGCTAATATACAATATCCTATTATTTTTTCGTATATACTAAACATCAGGTTTGAAGATTGTAATCAATTCTTCTTTTCCTTTGACCTTTATTTTATCTACTTCTATTGATTTAATGTTCTCTAATTGTTCTTTTGTATATGATGAATATAAAGTAGGTGTAACTTTACCATTCTCGTCTTTGTAGTTCCTAGTTTGTGCTTCTAGTCTTGCGGCCAGATTAACTGCATCCCCAATAACAGAATAGTCTAGTCTCATCTCACTACCCATATTCCCAACTATACAAGTACCAGTATTAACACCAGAACCTATATTGATATCTGGTAATCCTTTTTCCTTAAACTCTTTCTTAATTCTATCTGTCTCTTCAGCACATTCAATAGATGTCTTGACTGCCATCTCTGCGTGATTAGGACAATCCAATGGTGCGTTCCAAAATGCCATGATACAATCACCCATGTATTTGTCTATCGTTCCACCATTCTTTAGTACTATCTTACTCATACGATTTAAATAATCGTTAATGACATTGACCAATCCCTCTGGGTCATCATTGTTCTTATAGTATTCTGATATTGGTGTGAAACCTACAATGTCCATGAACAAGAAACTCATCTCTTTTCTTTCACCACCAAGTTTTAATTTACTAGGGTCTTTGACTAATATTGCTACTTGTCTAGGGTCTAGATACTTCTCAAACTGTTTTCTTATTTGTTGTTTTAATTTAAACTCTAATATAAATCTTAAAAACGTACTATGAAAAGCAACTACTAAAAATGTAAGTAGTATCCATGTTACATCTACTAACATTAAGTTTTGAACAAAAAACATATTTGTATATACAGGTAATGATACAGATACAAATATAATTGCAAGTCCTATTATCCAATATGCTGAATATCTTACTAAAACAATCATGGCAATACCTACTATAAATGCAATTAGTAATTCATAAAACGCATCATATCTTTTGATAGTCTCACCATCTAAAACAGTTTGTAATGTGTTTGCTGATATTGTATAATCATATTGTTCACCAGTTGGTGTTGCAACTACACCACCTAATCCCTCTGCCGTCATTGCGATAATAACTGTAGTGCCTGCAGCTTGTGAAAAATCATTACTAGCTGCTGATATAGTTTTAAACTTTTTGTTCCACCTAATCCATATTCTAGCATTTGCATCTGTTTTGATTGTATCGAAACCAGGTACTCTCATTGCAATAACACCAAACTCATCTGCCTTAACTTGATAACTAGGGTCACCTACTGCAACTCTTATTGTTTCAATCGCCATGTTAGGATATACTTCATCACCTATTTTCATTAATAATGGTACTCTTCTAACGACACCATCTATCTCTGGTGCTGTATTAATTACTCCTACACCATTAGCACATTCTGCTAGTTCTGGTAATGGACCAACCATTCCAGGCCATTCAAATAAAAATGATAATGGGTTTCCTATCTTTGCAACTCCTCTTGGTACTGGGTTAGATGTTCTTTTTTGTGTTGTACCTGTTTGTGCTATAACAGTTCCATAAGTTAGTGTTTCACAAAATACTTTATCACCATCAAATCTATCTGACTCTGAAAACAAGATAGGCATAACAATTATACCTGTTTGTGCTTGTCGTAAATCTATAATTAGTTTAGCAAGTGTTTCTCTAGGCCAAGGCCATTGACCATACTTCTCTATTGCTTGTTCGTCTATTGTTATGATTGTTATGTCTTGAGATTGCGACTTCTCTTCATTTGCTAGAAGATAATCAAATGATTTAAGTCTTAGAGTTTCTTTGAATGATATGTCTTGTAAACCTATGTAAGTAAGAAAAAATAATGTTATAAATGCTGTAGTCCAATGTGTTAAAAATTTCATTAATTACCTTGCGTTGTTGATAACGTACAGCCTGAAACTGTGCCACAAGTCATATTTATATTGTAATCTTGATCAGTAGAACCTTGTTGCATCAAATCAAAATCAGTAGAATAACCATCTAATTCAACACGACCTGCATGATTACCTGAACCTTGTTGTGTTATATCAACATCGTGAGCGTAGTTACTTGTATCTAATTTTAAGTCTAAAAAGTGTTCACCTGTGCCAGACTGAGTTATATCTACTGTATTATTAGAATTGTTTATATCTAGGAATAATGTTTTATCGCCATTATCAAGTTGTTGCATTGTGATAATATTTGAACCTGAATCTATATCTAAATTCATGTAATGCTCACTTGAAGTTGTACCATCATTTCTTTGTGTCAATGTCATTGTGTTTGTATTACCATCAATATCTAACCATATTCTATGATCGCCTGTGTCAGTTCCATAATCACCTTGAGATATATTAAGTGTATTTGTATTGCCTGTTACATCTAACGCAATTCCATTGTTACCACTATTACCACTTGTAGTTACGTTTCCTTGATCGATATTAAGAACATTATTGTTACCCGTAATTTGACTATCGCTTGACCAATCTGTTCCTATGATAAAATTATTCTCACCGTGTTGTTCGATATTAATGGTATTGCTATCACCATCAACATTCATCTTTACACCATTACCTGTTTTTGCTTTATCAGTTGTAATTATGGATGATTGACTTGTTGTTGGTGTTATGTTTATGGTTGCTGATGTTACACTTTCATGTGATAGTGTTGTTGTTAAGAAGTTATAAAATCTTGTAGACCAAGTTGAGCTGTTGTTATTACCAGTATGATTAAATTGTGCCTGGTCAAATGTTACTATTAGTTTACCACCATTACTACCATAACTATATACTGCCCAGTTTCTCCAAGTGCTAAGACTGCCACTAGAATTATCAGCTAATGGTGTACCACCTGAGGTCATTCTAAATACGTTTCTTGTAACCCAATAATTAGATGTATCTGAATATTGACTACCATGTGCGTGTGCTAAGTAGTTTGCATTATTAGTAAATAATGTAATCGCACCAACATTTAATTTACTTTCTATAAGAGCCTCAATACTACCTGACCTATTTGAATTATGAGTGCCATCACCTGCAATAATAACATTACCACCTGCACCTATATAAGTTTCATATGCTGTTTTACAATTGTTACCACAGTTGTTGTTACCTGCAACATTGATATGTAAATCTTTGCCAGTAAAATCACTTAAACTTACTGACCCACCACTTGTACCCGTAACTGTATAACCTTCACTTTCCAATTCACCTTTTATTTTATTGTACATATTGGTATCAGTATATTGTATATGTGCTGTGTTAGCATAAGCACGAGCATTAAATAAAATAAGAACACCTAATAATAGTGCGCCTAATAAAACACTAATTAATTTGTTGTATGGTGATCGCATTATCCACGCCTCCTAGTTCGAAATCGTATTGTTCAAACTCCCCTTGAATTATATTTAGAACATAACCATACTCTTTATCAAGTCTTAATTCTATATATGAACCACTTGCATCTTCTCTTATCCATACCCATTGAGGGTCTTCATCTAATATTATAACACCAGTCTCAGTATTTTTTCCTAGTTGAATATCACCAACTGATTTTTGTTTCTCAAATTCTGACCTCATTGACTTTGCTAATTCTTTGTTAATTTGTGCTAAGATATCTGCTAAAAAGTTTTGTTCTAAAAAATCTATGTCAAGACCTGTTGCAAATTGACTTTCATCTTCTTCAAGATGATCTACTTCTAAATCATCAAATTGTAAGAAATCAATATCTAAAGCATCTGCGACTTCATTTAATCCCTCTTCATTTTGCATTTGTTCTATTGCAGCTGGTTTAGATACAATTAACAAATTACCAATCATTTCTTCATCTAACTCTAAAAGTACAGGTGTTAATGGTTTACTAGAAACTGTATCAACCACTGTTGCTTGAAATGCTTGATTTAATATTACTTGACCTGCATCTGACTCAACACTAATCTCACCTACAAAACAATTGCCATTTGTATCACAACTTGGTAAAAGAATAATTGTAGATGAACCTATCTCATCTATCGTCATTGTAAAATCAGTACCACGAACACCAATCGTAGCTGTTGGTGTTGTTATTAATACATCTGTTGCTGAGTTTTTTGCAATTTGACCTGAGGCATATCTTACTGTGCCTAGTTTTGCTTTTAATGAAAGTTTACCTTTTTTAGTATTTGGGTCATAAACAAATTCATCAATAAGAAGTTTAGAATGTTCAGTAACATCAACTCTAGTATTATCGATAAATTCTATACCAACTTTACCATTACCTGTCTTTACAGTATCATATGAAAATACATCTAAATTTTTTTCTACGGTAATACCTTGATCACCATCTTTTCTATCGATAGCTGCATTACCTTCGTATAAAGAAACTTGACCTATAGATGCAAGACTACTTTGTAAAGATATAAGGGTTAAGAGTATGAACCCAAGTATAAAACTTACGAGCCGCATATATTACCATTCCTACAAATAATATAAATGTTAATGTACCCATATTAGTCTCTCTGTATAATATCGATATTGTGGTTATCACCACTTGTTGTTAAAGTAATCATATTATCGTAGATACCTGATTGTGTAATATCTACATCTGCAATAGAACCCGTATGAGTGTGTATGTAAGTGTGACCTATACTATCACCATCTCCGTCTATATCAACCAAGAAATTATTTGTGTCACCGTTTACTGATAAAGTAAAGATAACACTTGTACCATCTATTGTTCCAGCCACAACATTTGAGTCACTACCAGATGCACCTGATATATTAATTGTAGCACCTGTTGCATCTGAAGTTTCACCAACATCTATATCAATATCGTTAGATGAACCAACCCATACAATTGATGCTGTAACGTTAGCACACGATGAGTTAGACCCACCACTATCACATTTTAAATCAATATCGTTACTGTTACCAGTCGTGCTAAATGTACCTGTATATGATGCACCATTAATATCAAAGGTTAATACGTTAGAGTTACCAATTTGGTCAATGTTCATATTTGTAGTAGCACCTGTTACAGTTGATGGTGTACCAGATGAACCTATTGTGTTATTTTGACCATCTTGCAATACATCAAAAGTTAAAGTATTACCTGATTGTGTAACATAAATATCGTTTGCCAATACTGGCGAAAACATCATCAAACACATAACGAATTTAATTAATGTTTTCATGTTTTATCCTCTTATTGAACCTGAAATTTTAGGCTCAGTTATTATTGATTTAACGCCTTCCATTTTCCATAATTTTTTATTAACACCTTCATATATCATTTGTAGTACAGCGTGTTCTATTGTTGTTCTTATTGCATAATTAACAGGTTCATTTGTTGCTTGACCTGATTCAAACTCTAATGCTTTTGTGCTCATATCTAAAAATCTGAATACATCACCACCCTTACTATAACTAGCAATTGTTTTTGTTGCTGAAACAGATAATAATATCTCACCTGTTTGTACTGCAACGAGTCTTAACGAAACTGTTACTTGGTCTGTACGATATTGTTCACTTAGTCCTATTCCAAAATATCTTGCACCAACGCCACCACTTGCAACATTGCTGTCATATCCTACAATACCACCTTCAACAATTAATCCAGCGAAGACTAATGGTTTTAAAACATTATCTCTCTCGCCATCATATAACTCTCTTGTTGATCTAATCAATTGTCTTTCTTTGACTAGATTTGACAATCCTTTTCTTTCTACCACTTTGAACCAATCGCCATTACTGACTGATTTCAAAGCACTTATGACCCAGACATCTGGTCCTTGCGTCACAGCAGTTGACAGTTGAGAAAAGTTTGGGTTTGGTTTTCTCTGACCTGTCTGGTCTGTAAATTCGTATACCGCAATTGTTATCTGCGGTTGATCTAAATCAGGTATTTCTTTTAACTTCTCAAGTGTTGTTGTTCCCTCAATATAAGGTTCAGCACCATGTTTTATTTTATTAGATTGAGTTGACGCACAACCTGACAATATAAATCCTAATAATAAAACTAATAATAATTTCATATATCCTTAAAAGTTAAAGTCACCTAATGGTACAGACATTGTGGTTACATTACCATTTGGGTCTGTAATCGTTAGTGTAATTATTTCAGTAGATGAGTCCTTTACCCAATATATCGTAGAACCCTCTACATTAGCAGTACCACTTGTCGGGCAAGTTGTTGTGCTACTATCGCAACTTGTACCAAACATATTATCTACTAACTGTTTTGATAAGTTTGCATATATTCTACTTTCAACGTTCTTAATAAACTTATTGATAGTAGTATTATTCGCTTTTCTTTCTGCGGCTGCAGCTGCAGATTTTTCATCATCTTTTATTTCTTTTTTTCTATTGAATTGTAATTGTTCAATAGATAATACATGACTAGAATACCCATTACCACTAAATGACGGGTTCTTAAATTCATGTACCAATTCTGAAGCTGTGATTATGGAAGTCGAAAACACATAAAACAATAGGCCCATAAACACCATATTAAGTGTTTTCATAGTACTATTATTTAGGAAAATGGGTGATTAATCTTTTTTCTTTTTTTGATTTTCTTTGATCTGTCTTGCTGTCTGTAACTTAGATCGTAGTCTAATTAAGTCATTATCAAGCATTCTAATTCTGTCTAGTAATCCAATTAGTGCGACATTTGCCTCACTTAACTTTTTCTTGATATTTTCTGTAGTAAATTTGTATATGAAATATATAAAGTATCCCATAGCCACAGCTGCTAGTGTGGCAAATCCATATTGATTTAGTATTTCAACAACTGTCATTAATCCTTTCGTGCATCTGTCTTACCATCTGCTCTAGCGATTCTGTCCTCATCTTGTTTTAAGTCTAATGCCTCTGATATCTGTACGTCTAGTTTTATCATGTCATTGTTCATTGTTTTTATTCTATTATCCAATCCCATGATGATACCATGAATACTATTAACTTGACCTATTACTGAATCTAATATGTATTTAAGAATGATGTATATGAAAACTCCCATTACTGTAGCTGATGCTACAGGTAATCCAAATTCGACTAGAAGTGTAAAAAATAAATCCATAGATATATTTATTAGAACAATATAGTATCTGCTTTAAAGACCTCTGCGTGTTCTACGTTAATAAAAGAACCTCTAAATTTAGACATGGCCTCAACATCATCAACCCATCTAGAGTTTACGTTCTTATAGCATTCTATTGCTTTTCTTTTGTTTATAAAATGATTTGATATATCAGAAAATACATTTGCTTCAAAAGTAGTATATTTTTGACAATAAGTAAAAGCATTCATATACCAAACTTCTAATGGTTGTTTACGTCTTAATGTATTTGCTACATCATGACATATTCTATGGTCTTGATGCCAATCTTCTTTCCAATGAGTTATAAGTAAATCATAACTTGGCATATCTAATTGTTTTTCTATTTTACCTATTAAGTTATGATCTAGTTTTGGTCTTTCTTTTTCCTCGTTTAGTATTGGGTTAAATCCTAATATTGCTGATGTTGTAGTTAGATATTTTTTATGATCTTGATAAGGACAAAGAATAAAATTATCTATAGTTGCACCCATAGATTTCATTTTAGAAATTGTACCACCACAAGATAATTCTAAATCATCTGGGTGAGCTGATAAAACTAATACTTTCATTTAAACCTTCTCTTAATGTAGTCCTTATTCTATAAGGATGTATTTTATTTAACTTATCATAATTCATAGCTCTATGTAATGAACCATTATCTTTAGGGTCTCCCCATAAAATTTTACCTTTATATTGTAATACATCTGCTATAGTTTCTGCCATTTCTTTTATAGTAATGCCTTCTTCCTCTCCAACGTTATATGCACCATTTGGTGTATAACGACTTGTAGCAAAAAAATCTATAACATCGCATACATCTTTCACATATACTAAAGGTCTTGTAGGTGTGCCAGTTCCTAGTAATTGAACATCCGTATTATCCTCTTTTGCTTTCATTATCTTTTTTGTTATTGAACCAATAACGTGTGAGGACTCTTCATGTTTATATATCTCACCTAAACCATACATATTTGCTAATACTAAACAAGTCCAATCATCTACTAAACGCTCACACGCAGCTAAATGCCATAATTTACTCATTGCGTATAACTCAACTGTACTTTGTGGTCTACCTTCTCCTAACATATCCTCTGTAAATTTTTCATCTCTATTTGGATATGCACAACAACTCCCTATCATTATAACTTTTTTTGGTTTTGCTTTAAAAATATATTCAAATACATTTACACTCATTTTAGTATTGTCTAATAACACTCTTTTTGGATTGTTTTGATTAAAAGGTAATCCACCATATATCGCAGCACTATGAATAAAGACATCTGGTTTATCTGGTAAAGTATCAATACCTTTACCTGTAACCCAATTAACCTCTGTACTTTTAGGTGCAATAAAATTATGATTATAATCTTTAATATAATTTCCTAATAAAAATCCATTTCCACCTGTCATTACTATATTAAGCATTGTTTATCATATCCTTTATCAAAGATTTTATATCGTGTTTAGGTTTCCACTTTAATATTTGTTTTGCTTTAGTAGCATCACCCATCAAAGTATTTACATCTAAAGGTCTAATGTATTTTTGACTACATTGAACAACAGCTTTATTTTTATAATAACCTCTTTCCTCACCGTCCTCTCCAACTTTCCAAGTGATATCCATATCTAATTCATCTGCTGTCATATTAACAAAATCTTTTATAGAGTATTGTTTACCTGTTGCAATAACAAAGTCATCTGGTTTATCTTGTTGTAACATTAACCACATTGCCTCAACATAATCTTTTGCATGACCCCAATCTCTTTTTGCATTAAGATTTCCAAGATATAATATTTTAGGTTCTGTATTTCTTATTTTAGTTAATGCAGAAACTATTTTTTTTGTAACAAAAGTTTCACCACGTCTAGGACTTTCATGATTAAATAATATTCCATTACAGGCAAAGATGCCATACGCATCTCTATAGTTTTTAGTAATCCAATATGCATATAGTTTTGCTACACCATAAGGACTTGCTGGATGCATTGGTGTATTTTCATTTTGTGGTGACGGACTTGAACCATACATTTCTGAGGTGCAAGCTTGATAAAATTTTGTTTTTAGTCCATGATACTTAATTGCTTCTAAAATTCTTAATGGACCGATAGCATCTGCGTTTGCTGTGTATTCAGGTATTTCAAAAGATACTGCAACGTGAGACTGAGCTGCTAAATTATATATTTCATGTGGTTGTACATTTTTTACAATTCTTGATACTGATAAAGAGTCTGTCACATCCCCATAATGAAGTATAAAGTTTCTATCTTTTTGAAATGGTTCTTGATAGATATGATCTAATCTTGACGTATTAAAAGTAGATGATCTTCTTATAACGCCATGAACTGTATAACCTTTTTTTAATAATAATTCTGCTAAGTAAGAACCATCTTGACCTGTTATACCAAATATTATAGCTCTCTTCATTTTATTTTAAATTTAGTTATTGGTTCTTTACAATCATCCCAACGTTTAGTAATCATTGCTACCATTTTACAATCTGCCGTAGGATAAAATGTATGTGGTACACCTGAGGGTATGTATAAACAAGTTCCAGCACTAACAGTTGTTACATACTCTTTATCGCCTGTATATTCAGTATATACACCTTCGCCCTCTACAAACATTACATACTCATCAAACTCATTATGATAGTGGTGTCCTCTTACAGAGTCTTTTAAAGTAACTATATAATTCCATTCTACAATATTTTTATCTTGAGGAAAGTAAGTTTGTATTATACCTCTACCATCTTTAAATGTAGCTGGATTAATACTTGGTTCTAGTTTCTTTATTCTTTTCATAATATCCTTTCAAATGCTCTTGATATAAATCTTCATCTTTTATTAATCTAAGCTTATGTATTAACCAACTAGATTCATACCAATCAGTAAAAGGTTTTAAATCTTTTAACATTACATTCATTGTATTTGACATTAAAGCATGTCCTATATTATCTGTAGAAAAATACTCATCGTCTATTTTTAATGACCAAAAACTTTTATCTCTTAATCCATTTGACATATTTAAATGAACTTTTATGTCATCTATTGTAAAATTTAAAACAGTATATTGATCACCAATACTTTCAAAGTTTAATTTAATTTTACTATTAACACTACACCATTTACTTAACAGTATCATAGCATGACTTGCTATCTCTGTTATGTGATCTTCGTTATTAGGGTTCTTAACATGATACGTAAAATCTATTGAATAAGGTTTGCCTTTATTAATTCTATAATGTAGTGTTTGTGATAACCAATCATTTTGATATACAACTAATCCATATTGCCATATTAATTCATTTACTTTATTACTTAATATATAATCACTATCTGAGTTAAATAAAACTGCTGGTTTTTCAATAAAAATTTTTTTTGCATTTTTATTTTCGTATAAAACTTTCGCATGTGTTTTGCTAGGGGTAACTATATGAATTGTTTCATTATAAATATTTGGTTGATTATCAAAGAAGAGTTTCATGTCATCATGTTTATTTTTAAACTCTTGTTTTTGTTTATCTGTCCAAGATGATTTTTTTGCAAGTATAGCTTTACGTATTCCTTTTTCTTTTAATACCTTAAGATGTACATTACTAAATTTACCTGCTCCAAATATTATGTTCATTTTATATTTTCATAAGTCCATATCGCATCAAATATACACTTACCATACTCCTTACCAGTAACTTCTTTAAATTTATCCTCATACATTTTTTGTCTCTCTTCATTTTTTAAGTGAATCTTCATACACCATTCTGCTGGTTGCAGTTTTACATTGAACCAAGGTGATTTGTCTTTTATCTGATCATAAACAAAATACTGTTCACCTTCTTGTGGCATCTGCACTATTTTATTCTCATAATAATACTTCTTATGTTTCTTGTAATCTTCCATGTAGTTATCATATACAAACTTAAAATCATATGAATTAAACTTATATAAGTTACCGCTGATTGGCATTGGGTCACTTTTCCACCATCTATCCATAGAAACAAACTCACCAAGTTTTACTGGGTATGTGAGGACAGGTGTTGGGTCTTTCTTCCATTGCATATCAATATCCATGATAACAGTAGTATCACCCTCTTTTGCTTTTATATATGATGGGTCAAAGAAAAATATCTTTGTCCAATGACCATGTTCTTTTATGTCTTGATTAGTTAAAGGAATATAATTAATTTTTGGATTAAGTGTTATATTATATATTGGTCTGTCAGTGGCAACCCATATTTCAAAATCTTCTTTTACATTATTAATTATGGGTTCAATCATATCATATAAAAGTTTATCTGCATCAAAACCTTGAACTTTATCACCAAACTTCACAAAACATATGTTAAGCATAACTACTCCATACTAATTTAAATAATGCCATAAAAAATAAAAATGTTGGTATTGATATTTTAGTTTTTAATGCAATTAGATTTCCCAATCTAAATGACCAAAATACAGTAGCGTATAGTATAAGTAAATAAAATAATATATTGTTATTCATCAATTGGTTCTAAATTATCTTGTAGTTTTTCACTTTCTGTTTTTTGTCCACTTAATTTATCTTCCCACTTATATATTAAGTTTGTTAGTTGTTGATATGGATAATTTTTAGCAACCATATCATTTCTTAATTTTTTTAAATCTTCTAGTAAATCATTTACCATGTCTTTTACTTCTCTTATGTAAATATTCAGCAACTTTGTATATTCTATGTAAATTAGTAACGCTATCTTTCCAATACTTGTCCATTAATGGTTGTGCAATTTTTCTGATTGCTTTACTTTCTTTAGATTGTTTAACACCTGTTTCAAATACAGCACCACCTGATGTTTTTTCTTCTTTTTCGAAGTCATTCATCTTTCTTAAATTTTTATAGTAGTTTGGGTGTTTAAATACGTGGTTCATAAATCTTCAACACAATTTGGTTTATGGTTATTAATAAAATATTCTGCATCAACAACTACCAAAGGTTTAGATTTATTTCTTTTGATTACTACTAATGGTTCACCTTTCTTTGCATTACTTTTCGCTTGTTCATAAGACTCCCATACATTTACTTTTTCAACATTTTTACATTCGATACTATATGGAAATTTACGTCTGGCATCTTTTGCCATCATTAAGTCTTCACCTGAGGCACCCATAGACCTAGACTCTATGTCTTCCTCACTAATCATTAATTTATCTATAAGTTGGTCTCTTACCCATTGTTGTAATCTACGACCTTTAGCTTTCGCTGATTGTGTTTTCATATCTCGCTACCTTACATACTTCTATTTGATATTCTCTACCATCATAGTCTTTTACTTTTTGCCACAGAGGTAATGGTACATAAACATCATCTGTGCCTACTCTATTAAAAATTTCTCCATGTACTTGACCACAGTTTAAACAATATTTATTCGACATCTTCTCTTTTCTTTTCTTTGTAAAAGTAATTGTCGTCATCACCAAAAGCCCACTTACGTTCTTGTTCGCAAGTAAAGTATCTAGTTGATACTTTGAAGTCTGGTCTTTTTAAATCTGATGACGTACTAGATTGTTCGTACCATAACATTCTATTATTTGGTTGTGCAAAAAATTGACCGTTATCTAATTTACCAAAATTAAATTGTTTATGTTCTTCTGGTACCTCTGATAGATTTAGATTTGGTGTATTTAAATCACTATGACAACTATCTATAGAAAACAAATATTCACCTTTCATTCTACCACCACCTTTTAACATTATATCTACATCACAATTAGCTAGTAATACTTTTTTCCAAACTTGTACCTCATAACTAAATGCATCCCACAACTCTAATACGTCTAAAGGTAGTTGTTCACTTTCTACAATATCTTTTTTCCATACAAAAGCTGACAATGGAAACTTATCGAAACAAGCACCATACTCTGGTAGATATGCCTCAAAGTATAATGCTCGTCCTTGAATTGATTTAACAGCTATGATTGTTGCATCAACAAACTCACCATGACCGTCTTCTAAATCTCTTAGATATTCTTTTTTTACATAACACTTAATATGTGGTAAGTTTGCTACAAAGTTCATATGCTATTCCTCTATGTCTTCTATCTCGTCTATATTGTATTCATTCTCAGGTATCTCTTCGCCACAAAATGGACAAAACTTATTCTTATATAGTTCGTCATCCATATCATAAGATATGGTATAACTTGCATCACAAGCGTTACATAAAATAGTTTTTCTCATTAGTTAGTCATTTCTTTCGGTAAAGGCACTTCACATACGCCAGTTACAGGGTCGCACTCTTCACCTGGTTTTTCTTCGTATGCATCATCCCACCTACCTGTTAAACCAGCAACTTCATATTCTGTTACTCTGTTTTCAAAAAAGTTAGTATGGTCTGCTGCATTTAAAATCCACTCCAACCATGGAATAGGATTGTCTTTAACTTTAAAATTAGTTTTTAATCCTAATTGTAAAAGTCTTCTATCTGTTATGTATCTAATATATTTTTTAACATCTTTTTTTGGAAGACCTTCTATGTCACCATTTTTATATGCTAAATCAATAAACTTATCTTCTAGGTCTACAATCTTTGTTGACATTTCGTAAATTGTTTTTTTAAAATCATTATCAACAATTCTAGCATTTTCAGCACAATATGCTCTGAATAGATGTGCGATACCTTCAACGTGCATTGACTCGTCTCTTACTGACCACTCAACTATTTTACCACAACCTTTCATCTTTCCAAATCTTTGAAAGTTTAATAACATTATAAAAGATGCAAATAAAGATACGCCTTCATTAAATACAGATTTTGCTAGTGCTAAACCTAAACCTTTTTTAGTAGTTACATCTGAGCTCATCATGTAATCTACTTTATCTGACATTTCTTTGTATTCCATAAAAGCATGAAACTCTTCATCTGGTAGACCAAGTGTTTCGTTTAATAATGCATATGCTCTTTGGTGTATACCTTCTCTACTTGCAAAAGAACCAAGCATATTTCTTATCTCGTTATTTTTAAATTTTGGAATAAATTGGTCATAGTAGTTTTGTCCTACTGCAACATCTGATTGAGTAAATAATCTTAAAACGTTAGTAATAAAATCTTTTTCAGATTCAGTTACACGTCCACCTTTCCAATCTGTTACATCATCTGCTAAATCTACCTCGTCTTCAATCCAATGAACTTTTTCGTGTTTCTGTACAAACTCGACCGCCCAGGGAAAATGAAATGGCTTATATGCTTCGCTAAATTTTGTTAAACTACCACCTCTTTTTTTTAAAATCTTTTCAGAGCTTTGTAATAAGTTTGCGTATCCACCAATACGTTCACCATTTACAAATATTTGTGGCACAGAGGCAACTTGTCTTACTTGTTCAACATCCTCTTTATTACTTAATAATTTTTCTTGAGTATTGTTTACTCTTTGATAAAATTCTAATCTCTCTGCTTCCGTTGTCATTGTATGCTCAACGTATTCTATTCCATGTTCATTAAACCAATTCTTTGCTTGTAAGCAATAACCACAAGTTGGTGTTGTATATATTTGTACGTCCATTTCGTTACCTTTCCTATCCTTGACAAGAGACACACTCATCTTCATCTTTTTTAATATCAGATATGTCTCTTAATTTATCTAATTGAACTTTTGAAGCTATATTCTCTGCTCTCTTAGATGTTTCTGTTCTTAAATAATATAATCCTTTACACTCATTTTCCCATGCTTTAAAATGTACCTTTTGAAGATACTTTTTAGACGCACCTGCTGGAAAGAAAACATTTAAAGATTGACCTTGACATAAATGTTTCTGTCTTTGACCTGCGAGTCCTACTAATTTTATTTGGTCAATTTCAACTGCTGTTTTAAATACTTCTTTCTCTTCGTTAGATAAAAAAGTTAAGTGTTGTACTGACCCACCATTTGTTATAATGCTTGTCCATACTTCCGTCTTATTCATATCGTATTTGTCTAGCAAGCTGACCAGATATTTATTCTTTATTAAATGTGAACCAGCTCTTGTTCTATGTGTGTATGCATTTGCTTTATTAGGTTCTATACTAGGTGAAGTTGCAACAATCATAGAACTATTAGCATTAGGTGCAATTGCTAGTAAGTGTGCATTACGCATACCAGTTCCTTTCATATCAGGTGCCTCACCTTTTTCTTTTCCAAGTCTTTTAGATTCTTCTACTGCTTCATGTTTAATAAAATCAAATATCTCTTCATTTATATCATCTGATTTTTCAAAAGGTATATTATTTTTTTGTAAATATGAGTGATAACCCATAGCACCAAGTCCTAAACTTCTTTCTCTTGTTGCTGAATATTTTGCTTTGTGTAAGACATCTGGTGCGTGATCTATAAAAAATTGTAACACGTTATCTAAAAAATGTATTAAATCTCTTACAAGTGTTGTATCTTTCCACTCATCATACATTTCTAAATTTAAAGATGATAAACAACAAACAGCTGTTCTATCATCATTTGTTGCTAGATGTATTTCATTACATAAATTAGAACCATTTATCTTTAGTCCTAGTTTTTTTTGTGTTTTTGGTAAATGTTTATTTGCAGTATCTATAAAATTTACATAAGGTTCGCCAGTTCTAAATCTAACTTCTAAAACTTTTTCCCAAAGTTTTCTTGCTGACATTGTAGTTCTAATAGTGCCATCATTTGGGTCTTTTAAATGCCATTCTTTACCTTCTTTTACAGCATTCATAAATTCATCTGTTACATTTACTGCGTTATGTAAATTTAAACATTTACGACCTATGTCACCAGTTGGTAATCTTACTGTAAGAAACTCTTCTATGTCAGGGTGTGATATATCCATGTAAGCTGCATATGAACCTTTACGTGTTTTACCTTGTCGATATGCTATCATATCTGCATCAACTGTATGTAAAAATGGTATTGGGCCTGGTGCAATATCTGATACTGAACGAACTGCTGACCAATGTCCACCAACTCCACCACCCTTAACAGATAACCATCTTAATTCTGCTGTATGATCTATTAGACCATCTAGACTATCTGGTACATATGATAAGAAACAAGATATCGGTAATGCTTTTATTTTTTTAGTGCTGATTGGTGCGTTTGATAATACTGGTGATGCAAACATAAACCAACCTTTACTTGCACCATCATAAATTCTTTGTGCTAGTTTGTTGTCTCCATAGCAATATGCTTTGGCTGCTCTTGCGAATGCTTGTTGTGGTGATTTTTCTTCACTTAGACAATAATAATCTTTTAATAATTTTTCTGCTTGTTTTGATAATAATTTATCTCTTGATAGGTCAATACTAACTCCCAAGTACTTTTCTGACATTTTTAAATCCTTTTCCAAGCACTCAGCTTAGTTCTAGCTAGTAAACCATTGAAAGTATTACGAGCAATAATATCTTTAATATCTCTTTCTGTTTTACCAGATGAGACCATTTCGTTAATATCTTTTTCTTTTATATCACTTGGCCAAATAACAACATCATAGTTTTCATCTATATATCTACTTACTTGTTTTATCACTTGTTCATTTCTTGGTTCATTATCAGGTATTAAAACTACTTTATCACCTTTTACTCTTAAATCAGATTGAGCAGTTGCAATACAATTATCTAAAAATAAACTATCAATTGGACCTTCAACAACATAAACTGTTTTAGACCAATCAACATCATCTAAACCATATATCTTTTCTTTCTCATCATTTACTTTAATAGTTATATATTTTGGATTTTCTAGACCAAGAGCTCTTCCTTGAAAAGCAAACATGCGACCATCTGCATCGTAGAATGGTAATATCAATCTAGGATGATCGTTTTGTAAACTAGAAAACTTATTTTCAACCACCGTATTTACCCACTTATAAAACTGTGGAGCATAATAAATTTTATAATGTTTATTAAAAGGTATGTTTCTGTCTGTGACAAATCGTTTCGCTAAATGCTCAGGTTGTAATTGAGAAACTTTTTTTAAACTTCTTAATGGTGAGTTGGCTTCTTTTAATAATTGTTTAATAGGTGTGGATAACTTGTTACTATCTATTCTACTGCCAGTTGCAATATCTTTTGGTGTTCTTTCTTCTCTATACTTTTCTGTTACAAATTGATTGTATAATTTTTCATCAACATATTTTATTAGTTTAGATGCTGATGTTGATACACTACAATTATGACATTTATAGATATAAGAGTTTCCTTTAGGAAAGATATATCCTCTTGCCTTTGTTTTATGTTTTTGGGAGTCACCACAATAGGGGCATCTAAAATTAAAGAGAGCGTTTGATTTCTTTTTAAATAGACTTAATTGTGAGGATAGTAATAGTATATACTTTTGTTCAAGATAATCCATGCTGTCATTATATTCAATTAGGTAGTAATTGTCAATGGTTTTATGCTATTGTAATACTAAAATTCATCATTTTGTGAATGATAAATCCAATAACAATACAACCTCCGATCAATAACCAACGCCATCTCTCTAATACACCAACTCTATCTTTTAAGTCTTTTTTTATTGAGTTGATAGCCGTGCTTTGTTCTTCGTGTTGTTTTGACATCATAGTAGAAAGTTCATCTTTAGTGGTTCTTATTCTTTCGTGTATGATCTCTACGTCTTTATTAAATTCTTGTTTTCTTTCGACAGTATCTTTTTCTTGTCTTGAAATTGCGTCTTCTTGACTTGCTAGTTTTTCCTCATGCACAGCCAACATTCTATTAATAGAATTAGACACATCTGTAATTTTTGTGATTGCGTTATCTAATCTGCCATGAATTAACTTCATGTCAGCAACTTCTCTTTTCAGTATTTCTACGTCTGTAGCTAGTTTATCTGGCATTCTCTTCCCTCTTTATACTAGCTATTTATTGTTTTTCGGAATCGCTCTTCACTTCTTCAACAGACTTTTTGCCACCTAATACTTTCCAAAAATTATCTAATGCTTTTAATTCACCCACAGGTGTAGGTAATATTTTTTTACTACCACAACCAGTTAGTAGTAATATAAACATCGATGTTAAAAATATTTGTCTCATTGTGTTATATAATACCAGATTATATGAGGATTGTCAAGGTTATTTTTTCTTGAGTTTCTTGATATCTTTTTCGATATCGTTTATTCTTTTCATAAGATAAGGATATTTTTTCATCGCTCTTTCCTCTTTAGTTGCGATCTCGATATCATATCTTTTTGCAGCCCATGTGTAGAACGCATCTACTTTTGCATAAAACCAAATACCAACTTTAGTTTTTTTAAACCAAGCATTTGTAGATTGACCTAAAATTGCTGAAGCTGATGCCTTCAATAAAAAGAACCAGAAAGTAATCATTAAACTGTTGTAAAAGATTTATATTCGTCTATGATATTATTTGCATTTGTGCTAACGTTAACACCTAAAAATGTAGCAAGTTCAGACATTGTTGTAGCATCTTTATCTAAAAGTTTATCAATAGGTAATACATAAACTCTATCATCAGCAGTTCCACTAGGATGAGTTGGATAACCCATAGTCCAAGTGTGCCAAGTTTTTGTAGCTGTGCCTGGTCCCTCATCTGAACTAAATGATTGAGTGCCCATGTTATTTCTAACATCTGCTTTGTAATCAGCTTTATTTGTTTGCCAAGTTGAATCACCAGACTTTGTTAAACTTAATTTATTCCACCACGTGTCAAAGTGAGTTGAAAACTTGTCATAGAAATCTATGTAAATAAATTTTACATCTGTTGCTGTGTATAATTTATCGTAAGCTGCAGTAGATGTTATAGCATTTGAATAAGGTTCTTGATGAATTGATGGTCCGTTTGTATTTACCACTTGAAAAGCTGTTCCTTTTAAACCAGAATCAGCTGGGTCACCTTCTGTATCAAGTAGGCCATCGTTAGCCATAGCAGTTGTAACATGAGACGCTGAACTACCTATTGCAGTTCCATATTTTATACTATTAAAATCTGTGTCTAATTGAGTTTTAAGTTGATCGTTTGTATAGCCAGTTATTGTACCAACTGCATATTCTCTTTTCCAAGATGGTATATATCTATTATAACCCCAACTGTCTGAACCGCTTTGTGTTCCTACAGTTTTTGTGAAGTCATTAGCCATTTGACTGTAATATGCGTCATCAGCTTTTGCCACTGCTACATCTTCTAATAATTGTTTCATTACATAATATTGTACTAGATCATCATAGCAGACTGCTGGTGAACTTATACAGAAATATTTAGCCATTTTTTACTCCTATTACCATTTTCTTGGCGCTGAACTTTTAATTGCAGACCATCCAAACATTCTAACTGCCCAATACGCCGCAAATTTTTTCCATGATCTTACTGGCGGCTCTGAAGCATTCATACCATTCATGAATACTGTATCAGCAATTGATCTCATTAATCTAAATTCTTTAGTATTTATATCTTTTTTTCTTGCATTTAATTTTTCGTACATAATATCATGACAAACTGCCGCTCTTGCAACATCAAATGGTGCAATAAACGCCCATGCTGCTCTTGGTACGGATGCCATGTCTGTTATATATCCCTTTGGTACAGTCATAGTGTCTTTATCCCATTTAATATCTACTTTATTTTTCTTAAATAGGGCGATTTCCTCTTTCCAAAGGTCAGTCTTAAAAGTTAATGATTTAGTTAGTTTCCATTTATTAGGTCTTTTAAATTGACTTGATAATAGACCGTTAAATTTATTCTTTTTTGCCATCTTCTTTTGTACTTTCTTCTAAATTTGGTTGCACAGCCTTTTCATAGTATATAATTAATTTTTGATTTTGTTCTAGATATCTCTTAATATCTGCCATATTCAACGCCATCGCTTCATATCCTCTTACAGATATCGCATAGAATACCCACTCTTCACCATGTTCTTTCTTGTATTTAGTAATAAACTCATTAAAATTTTGCTCTGTTACAACATACCATTCGACATTCTGCATATTAAGGGGTTTAGGGTGTGATTGTAAAGGTATATTTTTCTCAATATATTCAGTTTTTACTACTGTTTTTGTAGGTAATTTAAACGTACTACAATTAGTCAGTAGTAGTGTTACCAGTAAGAGACTCAAAACTTTCAAAAAGTTCTTTAGTTCCATTGTTTATCCTTTTCTCAATCAAACCAGGTTTCTTTAGTGACAATCTAGTAAGATCATGTTTTTGTAATTTTTCTATTAATTCGTCTTTATACTTAGTTGCCTCTGCTAAATCTGATTGCAACTCCTTAGATAACTCATTCATTTTTGCGTTATCTTCTTGTAGTCTATTGATTGTACTTTGATTAGTTTCAGCGACAAGTTCTAGTTTTGCGTTGCTGTCTTGCAAGACTGCAATTTTATTTTGAGTGGTATCGTAGTAGTATTTCGCACCAAAGCCAATTGCACCTACGATACCAATAATTAATATAATGCCATAAATTTTAAACATAAATTCTATTTGAGTGATTAGTCTTTTCTATATATTGACCATACGCCCCAAGCAACTGCCGCATATGCAGCTATCTTTACGAATGGGCCTCCAAGAATTACCAACATTCCAAATGCTATTAAACTAGCACCTGACCATGATGACATTTCTTTCACTCTTCCTTTTATCCAATTAAACATATCTATTCTCCCTTGTTTAAAAAAGTATCAGCTATTTTTTGATGACCTTTTTGAGTTGGGTGACCTGAAGAATCAAAATATTCTTGATCTTCGTAATTATTTCTGTCAATCCAATACTTGCCTCCAATATCCTTAAACATCGGCCAACCAATAAAGTTGGTTATGTGATCATATAAAGGATGTTCGATTATCGCTTTACATAAATCGCTTGTCTTGTATTTATCGTTCTCTTTACCATAAGGATATATTAAAGCCTGCATTTGAGTTAATTTAACCCTCATTTTTTCGCATATACATTGAGTTTTATACACGGTATGCATAAACTTATCTACAAAGTGATGTGGACCTATTTGAAAATTTTGATTTGGCATTATCAAATAATTATAGTTTGATAAAGTAAGATGTGTATAACTATTATCTTTAATTTTATAATGGTATCTTCCAAGACCTGACCATAATATGTAAACTTCATCATATACAATTATGTCTTTATGTAATTCTTCAATTACTCTATCTGCCATGAACTCATTACCAGTTCTTCTTAAACCTAAATTGGTTGCTTTTGTATTTTTTGCTTTTGCGATTAGATGCGGCCAAGTGACCAAATGTGAATTGCGATTATCGTCTGTAAAAGAACAACCCGATGCTAGTATCATAATAAAACCTCATTATCTATCTTGCTAATTTAAATGCAGTATCAGCCATTTTCATAAACTGTCTTTTGTCACCATTAACCATTCTATCAATTTTGCCTTTGTTAGCTGTATTGACTTTATCATAAACAGCCATTATCGCAGAAGCTGTCATTAAGTCAACTTTCATTTGACCATTTGAAAATTTTAAAGGTTTATTTTGTTTTCTCTTTACAATTTGTTTTAATACCTCTAGATTGTTTTCAACTAAATCACTCTCTCTATCAAACTCGTTTATAGATGATAATACACTTTCTTTAAAATTAGATTTTTTTAGTTGCTCTAATCTTTTTGCTCTTCTATCTGATAACCTTTGTGCATGTAATTTATATACTTTAGTTCTTGCATCAAGCATCATTTTTGTTTCTTTATCTTTTCTTTTAGGTTTTCTAACAACAACCACTGAACTATCATCACCTGTTCCAGCAACAGCTGCACCTGTAGCATTTGCTGGTGCATCTTCTATTTTAATTTGTTGACCTGTGTATGGGTTTACTTCTTGAAACAATGGCTCTTTTTCAGCTCTTATTTTCTTTTCAGTAAATGACTTTCTAGTTTTTGGCATCTAAATCCTCTAGAGAAACATAAATTTTCTCTTTTGTTTTTTCATGTATAACTGCAAAGATATCAACTCCTAAAACTGTATCTACTGGTGGTTCGTCTTCAAATGCTATGACTGTATCACCTTTCTTAGCAGTTAACTCTTCCTCTTCTTTATTTAGGATATCTTGTTTCAATACATATTCACCCTTAGGTAGTATCTCTCCAAATCCTATAACTTCCTCTGATATTTCACCATCTACTTCTATGTTATTTTCTTTTAAATACTTAACGAATTCAGTTTCAAACATATCTGGGTCTGACACACTTTCTTTAAATGTATCTTTTAGTAAGAACAATGCAGCTGCATATGTACCTACTTTTGTTCTAAGACCAGGAACTTTTTGAAATATTTTTTTGATATTGAATACTAATTTGTGTAAAATAGTATATGCGTTTTTTTCTTGAGTTTTTTCTAAGGCTACTGCTGGTATCTTTCCTCTAGATACACTATCTTTCATTATACGATTACCATCTTTATCAATGATACCAAGTTTAAACGCATCCGTTTTTTCGAATGACGTTGTAAGTAATTTAATAAATCTGTATGTAACAAATAAGTCTATCGCTCTACCCATTAGATTTTCCTTAATTCTTCGAGAACAAATGGGTCATGTTTTACTTCCCCTAACTCATCCTCTTTTATCATATTTAGATAAAGTAAGAATGATTTTAGAATATGCCAATGATCTTTTTCTACTTTATATAATAATAAAGTAACAGAAGCATCTGGTCCAAAAACATTTCTTAAAACTATGAAGTGATTTAATAAAAGACGTTCTTTGAGAACATTTGTATCAACGTATTTTTTGAAAAGACGTTTGATATACTTGAATCGTTTTAGATCATCGTAAAACTCCAACTCTCCCTCGCATTGTGGATTGTTGTAGTTTCGAATTGCGAACATAATAACATTTTCCGAGTTAATCTTCTCGTACATAATGTTAATATTTATGCAATTCTAGCAGTAATCTTACAAGTATTATCCTCTTGCATCTCATAATTAAAGTTAATCGATAGACCACCTTCTACTTTATGAGATATACCATCATCATTGATAAACTCACCAAATGGTGTGTTTTCATCTTTTCCGAATCTTCCACCGAATAAAGATAATGGTAATGAGAAATTTCCTTTTTCACCTTCCATAACAGGTGTAGCACCGAACTGTAAACCAACTCTCATAAGTTTATGTCTTATGTGAGTGATTGCTTGTTCTGGTAATTCATGTGCCACTCTAGCAATAGCTCCAACGTATGCGTTTAAAGCTCTTACTACTGATGGGTTTTCTAAAGCAGCTGGATTAATATCTGTGCCGTCAATAGATGGTGATTGTTGAGTAGTGTTTACTCCGTCCTCAGCTATGTAATTCTTAAATGACTTCATTTATCTTTCCTTAATAGTACCTGGGGCGATAAACGCCCCAAGTAATTATTAAATATTAGTCGTCTGATACCTCAGCAACACCAGTATCGGCAGCTGCAGCGTGTGATGCAAGAACTACCCATGCGGCACCTGTCCACATACAAGTTAATGTATCTCCAGCAGTTACGAAGTCGGCGTTTACAAATCCTAATGGAGTCGCAGGTGTCATCTCAGTTGAACCACCGTCTGTGTCGTGAACGATGATTTTGATTTGACCAACTACTGTTCCGTTAGCAAGTGTAGTTGCGTTTGTACCAGCTGTTTGTAAAAGTGTCAAAGCAGTTGATACAGATATCGCAGTTTGCGTACCATCTGATATATCTTCTACTGAATTTGAAAATCCAATGAAAGATGGTAAGTTGTTAATAAAGTTAGTAACACTAACTTTTTTGTTAATCGGTGTTCCACTTGGGTCATCGATTACGTGTAATAAGTCAGCACCAGCTATACCTGTTGAAAGGTCAGTTAACGCCGTTATTTTTTTATCTGCCATTTTGGCTCTCCTTTATAAACCCCTCATGTATTTGGGGAATGTTACTTGTGGCATGTACCACAATCAATAATTAAGTGGTTGAAATACCAGCTTCTTTTTGCTTTTGTATTTCAAGTTCTTCTTTTGTTGGAGGTGGTCCGCCTAGACTTCCCATATCTCCTACACTTTCTGAACTTCCACTACCTTCATTATTAATTTCTTGTAGAAACATGTTACATTGTTGTTTAGCACCTTGTAGTGCGTTCAACAAAGCTAATGCTTCGATTTTTTTCTTTTCCAAATCATTGATTTGGGTCGTGACATTTTTCACGTCACTTTCTAACTTTTCAATTCTATTCTTTAGTGCATTAACACCAAGATTAGAATCTTTATTGTCTTCACTCATTATATATCACTCCTATATTATATAATATAATCTATTTATATGCCTATTACGAACTTACTGTTTTACTTGCGCCAACTGTTCCAAATGCAAGCGAAGCTGCAGTTGAACCGTCTGCTGTATCAACGATTGTACCAGAGTTCAATACAATGTTTGAACCACCGATTGTTAATACGTCTGTATTACCAATACCAGCAGATGTTTTTCTAAATCTTAGTGAGTTAGCAGTTGATTCTGAAGCAAGGTAAGTTAATGTTAAGTTACCGTAACCTCCACCTGAAGCGTCATTGTTAGCAACTACAAGTGTTGGTGTACCACCTGAAGTATTAACTGTAACCTCTTCATCGTAAGTTACTTCTACATCTATTTGTGCGTTAGCATCATTAGCTGTAAAGTCAGTATTCGCTGTTGTACCAACAATAAATCTAGTTGAAGATATTGTAGGTGCTTTTAAACCAGTAGTTGATGATGCACCTGATAAATCACCGATCGCAACCAAAACTTCTTCTTGAGCGTCTGCGTTATCGTTACCATTAGCTGCAGTACCTGCTCTTCGCACCCAACCTGATTTGTTTGCGAAAACATCTTTTTTTGCGTAATCGGAGTTAGTATCAGTTGTCAGATTTTTAGGTTTGTTATCAGTTGCGTCTGCGTCTGTTCCCCATAATCCCATTTGATTTCTCCTTTTTTACTTATTAGTAATTTTACTTTCTATTATTTATAACTATTTGAACCCTAATTTTTTCAGCTCTTGTATAGTTTTATTAGTGTTTGTGTGCAATATTCCTTGCCCACCAGCACTTTCCCACTCTTTTATGTTCTTTTCATAGTCATCAATCAATAGATTGTTACCCTTTGCAAAGTCTTTTTTTTGACTTCTAACAACTAAATGTATCTTCCCTCTAGGAACTTTAGTGTTTTTAGTCAACCACTTCATCTTACCCACTCTAGAGTTTTTGTCCTTACCTGCATATGCAGATAGGATATGGGGGTCATATCTAGATATAAATCTATATAATTGTTTCCCACCAGGCATCCACTCTAGGTTTGCCCAAAAGTTTTTAGTCTGATTGAGTTTTTTCCAACGCTCAGCAGAGTTCATGGTAACAAAGTTACCTCCTACCGCATCGTCAGCGCCTTTGAGAAAGTTACACAATACCTGGTCCATATCACAATAGATCGTAGGTAAATCTTCTTGCTCAGAGACAACCTGTAATTCAACCAGGTGTTTCATTGAATTATACCTTAGGGTTTATTTCAACTTTAGTAACTGGCTTACCTGTATCAGTTTTTGAAGCGTTTACTGGTTTCTTATTTGGGTTTGATCTGTTAGGACCAGAGGCATTACCCATTTTAGGTGCAGCTTGATCTCTTTTAACAGTTTGTACACCTTGGTTAGATGTAGGTGTGTTTGCGCCAAAACCTTCAAATGGATTATTATTTTTAAGTTTATCATATCCATTATCCCAAACTTTTGCCAAAGCTTCTCTCATTGACATATTTTTCTTAGCGATTGTTTCAACAACTTCTTTAGCTACATC